ACGACCGCGTTGCACAACTGGAGCAGCAGCTTGCTGGGGCCAGCGCCGTTGCATCGAAGACCGCCGACGAGGTGTTCTACGAGCGACTCGCGCAGATCGTGCCCGAGTGGGAAGAGATCAACCGCCACGAGGATTTCCTGACGTGGCTGGCCGAAGTCGATCCCATGTACGGCGTACCCCGCCAGCAAGCCCTCACCAGTGCCGGCAACGCACGCGATGTGAATCGCGTGGCCCATGTGTTCAACACATGGAAAGGGACGGTCCCGCAGACTCCGAAGCCAGCGCCTCGGCAGGAACCACAGGTGTCTCCGCGCTCGTCAGGCAACGGAAACGCCACGGTCGATGCCGCGCCCGGCAACAAGCCGGTCATCACGATCCAAGCCGTCGAGGCTTTCTATCGTGACGTGCAGCGCGGCGCGTATCGCGGGCGGGAACAGGACATGGCGCAGCAGGAGGCAGTCATCAATGCTGCGCTGGCTGAAAATCGGATCGTGGACGCAAGACAAGTCGCCCGCTCGATGTAAGGCCCGCGCTCGGTAGGAGCGCTTCATGTCCACAGTAACCGCCGTCAACCCGCCCGGCTATCCGGTCGCGGCACCTTTCAACACGACCCCTGCCTACTCGGGCACGTTCATCCCGGCCGTCTGGTCGGCCAAGATGAACGCGAAGTTCTACGCAGCTTCGGTGTACGGAGACATCGCCAATACCAACTGGGAAGGCGAAATCTCCAACATGGGTGACAAGGTCATCATCAACACGGCGCCGACCTTGGCCGTGCGCAACTACGTGATCGGCGCTGGCCTCACGTACGACGTTCCGGTGCCCGACTCGCAAGAGTTGAACATCGACCACGGCAAGTACTTCGCGTTCCAAGTGAACGACGTTCTGGCCTACCAAGCCCAGCCGAACCTGATCGACGTGTTCTCGGAGGACGCTGCGCAGCAGATGCGCATCGCCATCGACTCGAACGTCACCTACAACGTCTTCAACAAGGCGGACGCGGCCAACATGGGCGCCACCGCCGGCGCCAAGTCGGGCGGCTACAACCTTGGCACGGACGCGGTGCCGGTGGTGCTGACGGCTGCGAACACGCTGCAGAAGATTCTGGAACTGGCCTCGGTGCTGGACGAGCAGAACGTGCCCGACAGCGGCCGCTGGATCGTGATCGATCCGATGACCCGGACCTTGCTGCTGCAGTCGCCGCTCGCGCAGGCGTACTTCACCGGCGACGCCACCTCGCCGGTGCGCAACGGCCTGATCGGCATGATCGACCGCTTCAAGGTCTACGTGTCCAACCAACTGCCCAAGGGTGCCGCCACGGCCCCGTGGATCAGCGGGGACGGCTCGGAGAACAGCATCACGTCGCCCACCGGCGTGAAGCGGCGCGCGATCATGGCCGGTCACATGACCGCGCTGACGTTCGCGGCCAGCATCACGAAGCTGGAAACCGTGCGCAACCCCAACGACTTCGGCGACTACATCCGGGGTCTGAACGTGTACGGCTTCAAGGCTGTCGCGCCCAAGGGTCTCGCACTGCTGGTGGCCGCTTAAACTCAAGGCCCGGCGTTGCTGCCGGGCCTTGGAGGGCCACCCATGAAGAAGCTCGAATACTTCCTGACGCGGCTGCTGCCGTGGTGCCCCGGAGCGCCTGAACCGCTGGTCTACCAGTCGCTCATCGACAGCGCGATCCAGTTCTGCGAAGAGACGAACATCATCCGCTACATCACCGACCCGATTACCCGGATCGAGGGCGTGGCGGACTATGACATCGAGCTTCCGCAGAGCACCGACCTCGCGCGGATCATCCGCATCTACTACGCCAAGGGGCCGTGGGATGGGCCGAGCGGCCTGCCCACCAACTGGCTGGTGACGGACATCGGACAGGTCACGATCTTCCCGACGCCGCAGGGCGTCACGAGCAACGCGGACCCGATGTTCATCGAGGTCTCGACCAAGCCCAGCCGCAGCGCGACGGTGGTCGCGGACCAGTTGTACATGCAGTGGATCGAAGCCATCGTGGGCGGCGCGATCTTCCGCATCTGCGCGATGCCCGACCAGTCGTGGAGCAACCCGAGCAACGCGGCGCTCGGCGCGGCAGCGTTCAAGAAGGGGCGCGGCGACGCGATGATCGAGGCGACCAAGGGGCGCGTGCGCCGAGATACCGTGGTGAAACCGCGCCCGTGGGCATGAAAGGGCGACGATGACGACCAAAGCCACAGATGTCTTGCAGCGCGTGGTCTGGCTGCTGCAGGACGAATCCATCCGCTGGACCGCCGCCGAACTGGTGCAGTGGCTCAACGACGGCCAGACCGCCATGGTGGCGCTGCGCCCGGACGTGACGGAGACCATCACGACCTTCAACTGCGTGCCCGGCGCGTTGCAGTCGCTTTACGACAACGCATCGAACCTGCCCGAGCCGCCGGTGAAGCTCATGAAGGTCACGCGCAACGTGTCCGTCGAAGGGCGGTTCCGCGCCGTGAGACTGGTGTCTCGCGAGATCATGGACGTGACCCGGCCCGACTGGCAGTCGGCGCCGCCCGCGACCGACTGCGTGAACTACATGGTGGACGAGAACCTGCCGGCCGCCTTCTGGGTGTACCCGCCGGCGCCCGACCCCAGCATCCAAGTGCCCGCCATGATGGTGGAGATTCACTACTCGGCAGAGCCCAAGAAGCTGGACCTGCCGGCGGCGGACAAGACGTGGAAGGACACGCAGGGCGACTTGAGCGTGCGCGACCGCTTCGCGATGGTGCTGGTGGACTATGTCCTGTACCGCGCGTTCATGAAGGACGCGGAGTTCGGCGGCAACGGAGCGCGCTCCAAGACCCACTTCGACCTGTTCCAAGGCCAGTTGATGGCCGACGTGCAGGGCACGATGGTGGCCCAGCCCAAGGCCAAGGCCGCAGCAGCTTAAAGGACCACCATGGCCGTCAAGCAGAAATTCAAGCTGGTGCAAAACGACATGATGCCCGAGGTCTGGCTAAGCCTCACCGACGACATCACCAAAGACCCCATCGACGTTTCCGACGTGGCGACGGCGGTTTTCGCGCACATCCGGGAAGTCGGCCAGAAGGTCATCAAGGCCACTCTGCTGTGCGACAAGCTGCCCGGCGTCGTCATCCGCATCGACGACGAGACGGGCGCGCAGACCATCAGCGTGGCCCCGCCCTACGACATTCCGGGGCGCGGCGGGCGCGTGGCGATTGCGTGGGACGAGGACACGCTGGACAAGGCCGGCGTCTTCCAAGCCGAGATCGAAGTCGTGTTCGAGGACGGCAAGCCGATGACTTGGTACGACGTTCTCCAGTTCAACGTGCGGGAGCAGTTCGCCTGAAGGCATAGCCGTGTACTTCGACCTGTTCGAGCAACCCACCCCGGCCAGCGAGACGATCAACGTCACGCTGCGCCAACTGGCGGTCACTCCACAGGCCATCGACTTCCGGGTCGATGCGACGATGATCCAGTTCAGCGTCTTCGCGCAACTGGTCTCTTCCAACAACAACGCGCTGCGGCGCCTGCACCTCTTCTTCGAGGTCGAGTTCACGGACGGCACGACCGGCGACAACGGGCTCGCGATCCTCGGCGACATCACATGGCCCGACGAGGTGGTCATCTTCACGGACTCTGGCGTCGAGATCACCCTGCCATTCCACTGGGGCGACGACGAGTTCGTTATCCTCACCGAAGATGCGTTCGGCGTGTCGTGGTCGATCAACCAGAGCGAGTTCGTGACGCTGGCCGACTCGGCTGTCCGCTCGATCCTCGACTTCCTCGCCAGCGAGACTTTCCGCTTCTCGGACGTGTCCGTGGGGCTGACGGGGGTCGTGAACCGCGCCGAGAGCGTCACGGTCACGGACTTCGGCACCGTCAAGGGCGACGTGAGCGATGTCGCCACCATGGCCGAGTTCATCAGCCTGTCCGAGACCATCGGCGGGGCGAACTCGATCATCTTCAGCGACGCGGTGTTCATGGCCGAGTTCTGGACCCGAATCTTCGATTTCCAAATCCAGCCCGACAGCGTGGTATGGCTCGACGCGATGGTCGTCTCCGAGGTCGCTGCCACCGACAGCCGGCCCGGCGCCTTCATCCCCGGAGCCGCGCTACTGGGCAGCCCGCAGTAAACACCAGATAATCCAGCACCCTTACCAGAAGGACCACCACCATGCAAGA